GCGAAAGAATATCCACGTCAAGTAATTTATGAGCATTCGATGTGTGCAGGTTCAATGTATTATTCAAAACCCGATTATTATGGTTCTTTGAATTACATTGAGTTGTCGTATCAGATGGGAATGTATCACGTGAATAACATCTTGAATGGTTTATTCCCATCATTCATTATTAATTTCTTAAATGGCATTCCACAAAAAGAAGAACGTGAGCAAATCAGACGTGAATGGGAAGCAAGATTAAGCGGTGCAAGTAACGCAGGTAAGTTCTTGATGACATTTAATGAAGACCCTGCACGCGCGCCACAGATAGAACCATTTCCAATTTCAGATGCTGATAAACAATATCAGTTTTTGAGTGAAGAAACTGCGAAGCAAATTATGATTGGTCACAGAATCACATCACCTTTACTTTTTGGTATTCGTGATAATGGTGGTTTTGGAAGTAACAAAGATGAAATGATTGTGGCGTTAGACATCTTCAACCACCAAGTGATTCAGCCATATCAACGTTTAATTATAGATGCGTTCACGCCAATAATTGGTGATATTGAAATTTCACTTAATTCACCATTTGAAATCGTTGAAACTGCAATGCCAAATGAATCGATTGTTATTGATACACCAGTTGACCAACCAACAACAACTGATGTTTCAACAGAAGTAAAAGTTTCAGATGTAACATACAACGGTGCACAGATAGCATCTGCTATTGACATTGTATCGAAAGTAAAAGAAGGAATTTTAACACAAGAACAAGCGATTGTATTTCTTGTGCAGTTCTTACAATTAGATGTTGAAGTTGCGAAATCAATGTTCGCAGTTGGTGGTGATGCGATTGCTAAATTGAGCAGTCAAAAAAAAAAAGTAAAGAAAAATAAATCAGAACCAAAACTGATTAATGGTGTACCTGCTCACATTAGTGATGAAGATTCTGATTCGTGGTTAAAACATCTTGCTGATAAAGCAGAATATGTTGACGAAGAAGAATGGGAATGTATTTCTGATGAAGAAGTAACAGACCCACATAACGAAGAAGAATATCGAAAAGAGTATATGTCATTGCGCTCATACGCAAACCCGAATGAACGTTCTGATGAAACAGATAAAGGTCTGTATAAAATCCGTTATTACTATTCCAAGAATCTAACGTGGCGCGAAGGCGAAATGGTAACGCGTGACTTTTGTCGCGAGATGGTTTCGCTTTCAAAAAATGGTGCAGTTTATCGTTATGAAGACATAATTGCAATGGAAGGTGAGAATGCACAATTTGCACCAGCAGGGTCTTCATCCTATTCCATATGGTATTGGAAGGGCGGTTGTTACTGCCATCATAAATTTTTCAGAAAAATATATTTCAGAAAAAGAAAAGGTGGTCAATTCTTACCTAACAAAGGTCTTGCAAATGATAGTGTGGTAAAAGATAACGTTGATACATTAAAACCAAAAGGTGTTGAAGCAATAAGGCCAATTGATACACCATCACGCGGTTCACTTAAATACAAATAAAAAATAATATGGCACTACAACCAGAAGTTCTTTTAGTAGACGAAAATTATATAAAAAAATACACGTGGGTGAATGGTTCGGTTGATCCATTACTTATGTATCCAGCAATTTATTTAGCGCAAGATGAACACTTGCAACAATATCTCGGAACAGATTTATACAACAAGATAAAAACTGATGTTGCAAACAATACAATTAGTGGTAATTACTTGACGTTGCTCGACAACTGGGTGCGCAGAATGGTGTGTTGGTGGGCAATGTACGAGATGTTACCACACTTGTATATGAAAACAGATAATGGTTCATTAGTCATTCGTACAAGTGAAGATTCACAACCAATCACGCAAGACGATTTGCAGAATTATCGTGAGCAATCAAGACAAAAAGCAATGTTCTATACTGCGCGTATGGTTGATTACTTATGTGATAACACTTCTTTATTCCCCGAGTATTCAACGAACACGCAGAATCAATTGTATTCAGATACAGATGTGTACCCATCAAACAATTTTGAGATATCAATGGGAAGTGATAGATACGTGAAAGGGCAATACAAGCGCGGTTGGTTAGATTCGTACTTTCAATAATTATTTATGTCAAGGGGAAGAAAAAAAGATTTAGAAAAACAACAAGTGTACTTTGAAAAATTAAAGAAGTACATAAAGAAAAGAGAACAACAAGTAAAAAAATTGCAAAATGGTCAAGCCAACAATTAAACAACTTCAAGAAGAATTCGCGAAACACAAATATGATTTCGCAATGAAATTTCATTTGGTTGGTATACGTTCACGCGCTAATGTTCCAAACAGATTCGATGATTTAGTTGGTGTTGTTAAAGACGATGAAGTGTATTGGTTCACAGCAACTACAAATGCAGGTCGTCATTGGTTATTGAATTTGATGAATCCAAAAGGTACTGCGATGGTTGTACCTAACCAGTACAAAAATTCGTGGGTGTTAGGATATCATAAAGGTCAGTACAAAGCATTAACGCAATACGCACCAATTGATGTTTATCGTGATTCGAACAAGAATGAAATTGCAGAAGTAACAACAAATATCGAACGTGGTATTTTTGGAATTAATATTCATCGCGCAAATCCAAATGCAATAAGTACACTTGTAGAAAAATGGTCAGCAGGTTGTCAAGTGCTAAACAACCCACACGAATTTGCACAACTGATTTCTATGTGCGAAGCAAGTGGTAATAAGTTTTTCACGTACACGTTATTGAATGAATGGTTATGAATCACGAAAATGAAACGCATTTGATACACGCAGAAATTCAGTTGTTGAATAAAAAAATTGATAGGGTGTTATTGACATTAGTCGGTGACGAAGAAATGTTGCAAGAAGGTCTTGTGAAGAAAGTTGAACGTCACGAACGCTACATTCAAAATCAAAAACTGCAAGTTGCGAAGTTTACTGGGATAGCTACGGGAATGGGCATTGTAGGTGGTTTCATTGTAGAATTGTTGATGAAGTTGTTATGAAGAATTGGATTAACAATTTATTTAGTTATTCAAAAAGTGTTAGCAGTAAAAGAGTTACTGCTATTTTTATAGTAATTAATTTGATTGCATTAGCCTATGTTGGAACATTCACCAGTTACGTTGCGCCACAATTTATGTATGATGCATTAGCAATTGTAGCAGGCGGTGTGTTAAGTACAACGGTGGTTGAAGCATTCACAAAAAAATCAAATGGCAAAACCGAAAACAGCAGCGAGGACAATAGCTGAAGAAGTATGTTCTAAATTTAAAGAAACACCATCACTAACACTCGCGAAGAAACTATTCGCTGAATATCCAGAGGTATACATTGATGTTGAACACGCACGTGAACACATCAGAAGAATTCGCGGTAAGAGTGGTGTGAAAAATAGAAAAAGTTCAATGGACAAAACGTTACACGATAATAAACCTCGACCATTGAACCCATTTAAATTACCGAAATCATACGCGAAAAAACGTAAACACATTGAGTTGAAAGGGAATAAGTTCTTAATGTTATACGATATTCATATTCCTTACCAAGATAACGAAGCGTTGAGCCTTGCAATTAATGAAGGAATAAAGCAAGGTTGTGATGCTGTTGTTTTAGGTGGTGACGCGTTAGATTGTCACGAACTTTCTGACTTCGTTAAGGATCCACGCAAAAGAAAATTTAAAGAAGAGTTATACGCAATGCGTCAATTTGTTGATACGTTACGCACACAATTTCCAAACGCAAATATTTACTATAAAGAAGGTAATCACGAAGAAAGATATTGGCGTTTTATGCGCGTAAAAGCACCTCAATTAGTTGACATTGACGCTTTTGATTTTGCTTCGCTTTGTCATTTAGATAAGCATAACATTACTTGGATTGATGGAAAGAGCAAACTGAATATCGGTAAGTTGTCTATATTTCACGGACACGAATTTGGTAAGCAATTTATACCATCAGTAAACGTTGCACGTGGTCTTTATATGAAGACAAAAGTATCTGCGATGTGTGGACATCACCATCAAACAGCAGAACATTCAGAACGCGACGCTAACGGAAAGTTTATCACTTGTTGGGGTGTAGCTTGCCTATCTGAGTTATCCCCAGACTATAACCCTTATTCGCGTTATAATAACGGATTTGCCATAGTTGAGAAAGGCGCAAATGGTTCATTCAGCGTTCACAATTATCGCATACACGAAGGGCGATTGTTATGAAGCAGATATATATAACACTTGCAGTTTACGTTCTAACATCACTTGCGTGGTTAGTGATTTGTTGGTTTGTATGGAATAAAAAAGAACAACCAGTAATGAATAACACAAAAGAAATTCAGCGCATAGATAGCATCTTAAATTCAAATGCAGGTGCATTGAAAGAATACAAATTACAACAACAAGAAATTCAAAAACAATTGTATGAAATCGATAACAAGAAAGCAGAACGCACGAATAAATACTACATTGATTTTAATCGTATCAATAGTGTTACTAATGTTGACGAACACGCAGTTGATAGCGTGTTCTACTATCTACAACAATTGGACAAGCAACGATACTTTGAACCCAACCGAACGCTACGTTTTGATTAACAAATTAATTTTATCAGAACGGTACTATCGTGACTTATCAGACATTCACGAACAAAAAATTGTGATGCTCAAAAAAGATATCGAATTGTATTCAAAACAAATCAACAAGTATGAGCAGAACGAAAAAGAATTCAGAGCAAAAGTGAAGTTATTAGAAGATGATAAACAAAATCTTCAATCGTCAAATAATAAATTGACAAAACAAAAAAAACGTCAACGTGACGTTTTACTTGTCGCAACTGGTGTTGCAATTATCGAAGGTCTTTTACTTATTCTTCTTGTAAATTAAATTTCAATTTATCGAATGTCTTAATTAATTTCTTCGTGTAAAGCGAAGCGTCAAGAAGTTCTTCGTAGAGATGTTGCAACCATTCTTGTTGTGTTAAATCAGTACGATCCATTGTTGTATTATACGTTTCCACACCTTTCAATTCACGGTGTTTTAAATCGTTAATCACTTCATCAACTAATTTACTCATTGTCACCTTCAAATGTTTCATTTATTTCAACTTCGTAGCCAAGAAATTCAAGCACATTTTTCAAAATAGTATATGCATCTTGATTATGTGAAGCTAATTCAACACCATTAACTTTTATAATTGTGCCATAATCAGTGCAACAACCATCACCACAATTGTGGTAATACTCATGCATATCAATATTCAATTTTTCTTTTGGTGTCATATTATTCAAATGTGTTTGTGTAGTATTCCTCAAATTGCTTTTCGAAGATTTTTTTTAGGCGAGGGACTTTGGTTACATGGGCGAGGTACAACTCTCTCATCTCCTCCTTGTGCATTGCTTTTGCTTGTTTGATTATTTCTTGTGGTATGTAATTAGGTGCAATACATGATTGCACTATCCTAATTAACCACTCTACGCTATTTTGTTTCTTTTCCATAATTTTTAGTTTTTAGTTTGTTCTATACAAGTACCATTTTTTAATATGTCAAGTCCGCACTCTGCAATAAAAATCTTTTTACATTTAAAGCAAGACCAAGTAACATTTCCATCACTATTTCTTTCTTGCAAATCGTTGAGATTGAACTTGTGCATGCAAATCATTTTTCTCAGTTGAGAGATTAACCGATTAATTTTATTCATCTTTACCTCATTTAAATACTTTTATACAGTTATCGGGGATATAGTAACCTACTACATATCCGCAGTCAAATTTTTCACGGTAGCTACCAAACTCAATTGTCTCTTCTACCCCGTCTCTAAGAACTACATCTCCCGCGTATAATGGATTACCATCCATATCTTTTCCTAATATGTTACTCATTGTTACCTCCAAATGTTTCGTTATAGTATTGTTCTGAATTTCTGTGGTAAAATATTTCCTTTGATTGTTGGTCACTTCTACCTTCGCGATAAGACTCTACAATCTCCTCCTTATGCATTGCATTGGCTTGATGTTTTAACTTCAAATAATCGCTTACATCAATGCTAATATTTAATCTGCGAATACTTACATTTTCCCAAGCCCTCCCCTTTTCTTCGAGTTGCTCAATTAACCAATCTATACTGCTTTTTTTCTTTTCCATAATTTTTAGTTTTAATAAATTTCAAT